GTGTACGTCAATCAGGAGAGTACGCCCTATCACAGAGCGTATCATCGTGACAAGCTCACTCCGGCACAGTTCGAAGCGTGTAAGGTATTTGAGAAAAGGTATTTGGCGTATTGGCAGAGAAGTAGCCAGAGGAATATTCTGGATACAACTGTCAGAGGTTCAGGTATGGATGCCGAGTCACAGCAAGAGGCCAGTCTGAGGGCGAAGGAGCGATTGGAAGAGGTGCTGGAGTGTATGACAAAGGGGCAATGTGAGGTGGTTTTTAGCGTGGCTGTAGAGCATGAAGCTATCGGAGAATGTGATTTAAAGAGGAAAAGATACAGATTTTTGGTGGAAGGACTGAATGAAATAGCCAATAAATTAAGGCTATCGTGATTAGTAACGCATAACTAACATCTATAATCGTTTACAAATGTGAGTTGTTGTGAGTTAAATGGATATAATCTGCCAGAAGTGGCAGTGTATAATTAAATCAATCTAACATTTTGAATTTATTAACCAAAGAAAAGTAAACAAATATGTTTGACGTAGCTGAAAAGCCTAAGAATAAGGGGGGCAGACCATCAGGTTCTGGGCATGGGCAACAGATTGTCAACAAAGTTCGAATGGAATTGACCTCTGCGTTCAAGATTTTAGAGCGTAGAAAGAAACCGCTGCATAAATTATTAGCCGATCAACTAGAGGCAGATGCGTCTAAGACATTGAATTTAATGGGTAAATTCTTGCCACCACAGTTGAACATGGATAGCTTTGGCTCTGAGTTCAAGCTAGCTCTTGAGGACGTAGCCGGAAGGATTGCAGAGCAGAACGCCTTAATTAAAGAGCAAAACGAGAAGACGATAGATGTTAAGCCGGATAACCCAAAAGGCGCATAATCCACGTTATGTTATTTTTATTATGTAATAAAAACAAACACTTAGGCTAAAATATAATATTATTGGCGATTATTTACGACAAAACCACAACATATAGTACCCAGAAAGCAGATTTTTATACCGATTTTGTAATTACAGATACACCCCCCCACGCAAAAATATACGGGGGCATGTGTGTATTTGTATACCCCCACATTGACTCACACCCTTCCAGATCAGCGCATTGAGTCACTGTACCCGTAACGAGTATACTTTTTTCATTGACTATCCTTCAAACTGCCATGACCCCCCCCTAGGGGGTTGTGGCTCTTTCTACCACCCATAGGCGAAAAAAAACCATGAGCGACATGTCCGACACCCTCCTCGCTCTACGCAAAGACCCTGTTTTATTTGTGACTACATGCCTAAACGTAAAGCCCCAGAAATGGCAAGAAGAAGCGCTTCACGCAATAGCCACAAAGCCTCGCATAGCGATACGCTCCTCTCATGGCGTAGGCAAGACTGCCTTTCTGTCATGGGTCATCCTCTGGCTGCTTCTCACAAGAGTACCTTGCAAAGTACCCTGTACTGCCAACTCTGCTAACCAGTTAGAGCAAGTCCTGTGGTCAGAACTACAGAAATGGGCAAAACGCCTCCCCACAGGCTTTCAGAAGGAGCTTGTTTTTGCGTCTGATAAAATAACGCTAAAGAATGTGAAAGAGTCCTTTGCCGTAGCCCGTACAGCACGTAAAGACTCTCCAGAAGCCCTACAGGGTTTTCATGGCACACCTGAAGTTGATGGCTCACTTTCCTTCATTGTAGAGGAAGCATCAGGAGTGCCGGAGATAGTCATGGAAGTGGCACAATCAGCCATGTCTACGGCTGGCTCTAAAACTGTAATGGTGGGCAATCCTACCAAAGCCACAGGCTTTTTCGCAGATGCCTTTGGAAAAAATGCCGACAGATGGCATACAATGACTGTGTCTTGCTATGACTCTGAGATGGTATCTGAGGACTGGATAGAGGACATGAAGAGGCAATATGGTGAAGACAGCAATATCTTTCGCATTAGATGTTTGGGTCTTCCCCCCTTACAAGATGACGATACGATAATACCGATACACCTACTCGAAGACGCTATAAAGAGAGAGGTAGAACCGCAAGAAGTACAGCCCATATGGGGCGTAGATATATCACGCTTTGGCTCTGACAGATCAGCGCTTGCCAAACGCAAAGGCAATGTTTTACTTGAGCCGATAAAGAACTGGTCACAGAAAGACCTTATGGAGACAGTCGGCATCATATTAGCTGAATATGAGTCTGTACCCTATGACCAACGCCCAAGTGATATTCTTATTGACTCCATAGGACTAGGCAGTGGCGTTGTCGATAGACTAATAGAATTAGACCTCCCAGCGAGAGGCGTAAATGTTGCCGAAAGCCCAGCCCTCGGACAACGCTATATGAAGCTGCGCGATGAGTTATGGTTTAGAGCAAAAGAATGGCTTGAGGCGAGAGACTGCAAGATGCCAGAGGACGAGACCCTTATCCATGAGTTGTCATCTGTACGCTATGGCATTACGTCCAACGGCAAATTTAAGTGTGAGGGCAAAGATCAGATGAAGCGCAGAGGGCTAAAGTCACCAGACCTTGCTGATGCGTTTGTTTTAACCTTTGCGTCACAGGCTGTTAGAGCGAGTGGACAGAGTTATACGAGTTATGGCTACAGGCGAGAGCTTGCCTATGGAGACTCAAATTGGATAGTGTAAATGGGATTATTGGACAACTTAAATTGTCCATTGTGGTCTCCTTCTTGAAAGAGGAATTATACAAAAATTTTAAGAATTATTCAACGATATATGACATGGCAACGACAAAAGACGTAGATAGAACCCCCTCTGGACGCATTAAGTACAGGGGCGAAAGCTTTGCTGGATTCAACAAGCCAAAACGCACCCCTGGTAAGTCAAAGAAGTTTGCTGTACTTGCCAAAAAGGGCAATGACATAAAGATGGTGCGTTATGGAGACCCTAATATGGAGATAAAGAAGGATAGTCCGGCTAGACGTAAGAGTTTTAGGGCGAGACACAACTGCGATACAGCGACAGACAAGTTTTCAGCACGATATTGGTCGTGCAAAAAGTGGTAAGGAGCGAAAAATGATGATGCCAATGGGAAGATACAAGAAAGTCATGTCAATGGAGGTCAAAGCAGCCCCAATGAAGAAGAAAAAGACCAAGAAAAGGGCAAGAAACACAAAAAAAGGCACAATTGTCGGTAAATATTCATCACAAGAAGCATAAATTAGGAGAGGTAAATAGGTATGTCACAGATTTACAAGCACACAATACATAAAAACAAGGCTGCAACGCCAGCACCCAAGCCGGAGCCTAAAGAAGAGCCAAAAGAAGCCCCAAAAGACGATAAAAAAGAGCCAAAAGCAAAGAAAAAGTAATGGATGACAATCAATTTGCGACTATTCTGAAATCAGAGATAGAGCAAGCCAACAATTACTATGATACAGAGCTTTCTTCTGATCGTGTAGAGACCCTACAGTTCTATCTTGGTGAGCCGTTTGGCAACGAACAGGAAAATCGCTCTAAAGTAGTCCTCTCAGAGGTAAGAGATACCATAGAGTATCTCATGCCGTCCTTGATGCGTATTTTTGCGTCTACTGATAAGTTCTGTCGCTTTGTCGGACGCAATGCAGAAGATGTACAAGGTGCAGAGCAAGCCACAGAGCTTGTGAACTTTGTACTGAACAGCCAAAACAACGGCTTTACAGTATTGCATAACTTCTTCAAAGACGCATTACTCTTTAAGATTGGGGCAGTAAAGACGTTCTGGGAGGAGACAGAGACAACAGTTAACGAAGAATATGAGCGATTGAGCCAGCTTGAGTTAACTACCCTACTTGATGACCCAGCTATAGAACTTGTGTCTCAGGAGATTGTTGAGGAAGGCGTTACAGACCAGATGGGTAACGAGATACCCACCGAGCAGTATTTTAACGTAGAAGTCAAAAGACGCACGAAGAATGGCAAGGTAAAGATAGAGAATATACCCCCAGAGGAGTTGATATTTTCGCGCAGAGCGAAGTCTATGGATGACTGCACATTCATAGGACACAGAACACAAGTAAAGGCTGGTGAGCTAATAGAACGTGGCTATGACGCAGACCTTGTTATGTCGCTTACAGGCGATAAAGAGCTAGACGATGAGTCAGAGCGTCAATCACGCTTTCAGGACATTGAGTCCAGCCCCTATGATAATGCTGTAGACCCCACCAACAGAGAGGTTTTGGTGACAGAGGCGTATATCAGGGCTGATTATGATGGTGATAATGTACCGGAACTCCGCAGAGTTATTGTGTTAGGTGATAACTACGAGATTGTAG